CAATCACTCCATTCCTGGTTGAAAAAGTTGGCCTACTTTTTCAACTTTTTCAACTTGTTTTACTGTGATTGTATCAACTACACAACCGATATACTATGTGAGGGTTTCTTTGACGCTTACAAACTTATGAGCATATTAAAAGAGCTTAACCTCATAGCTGATTTATGTAACATTTCTGTGGAAACTGGAAGATTTTCTAGCATTCCTCCTGATGTTTATCTTGTGATTACTCCACTAGTTGAATTGTTTGAAGTTCATGCTGATAACAATCCTGACTATGAGATACAAGAAGCGAGACTATCCTTGTTTTCAAAAAATAGCTATACGAGCATAAAAAACACACTTGTCCGCACTCTACTGGTTGCGGATTTTACTATAAAGGAACGTAGATATATAGAATATGAAGACAATACGGGTTATCATCACTATGCTATAGATGTGGCAAAGCCATACAAATTTCAAAAAGAAAAGGAGGAATGAAACATGGCTACTATTGGACTAGATAGGCTTTACTATGCTAAAATCACTGAAGATGATAATGGCAATGAAACCTATTCAACACCGGTGCCATTAGCGAAGGCAATAAATGCGGATTTGTCAGTAGAACTTGCAGAGGCAACCCTTTATGCAGATGATGGTGCGACTGAGGTTGTAAAGGAATTTAAAAGTGGGACATTATCTCTTGGCATTGACGATATTGGTGTGAATGCTGCAGAGGATCTCACTGGGGCAAAGTTAGACGATAACAATGTGTTGATATCCACAGCTGAAGATGGTGGGGATCCAGTTGCAGTTGGATTTAGGGCTAAAAAAGCAAATGGGAAATACCGTTACTTCTGGCTATATAAAGTGAAATTCAGTGTTCCAGCAACTAATCTTGCTACAAAAGGTGATAATATCACTTTCTCAACTCCAACCATTGAAGGTACAGTTCTTCGTAGAAACAAATTAGATGGCCAAGGTAAGCATCCGTGGAAAGCAGAGGTTAATGAGGATGACACCAATGTTCCGGCTTCAGTTATTACAGGCTGGTATACTGAAGTTTATGAGCCAACCTTCGCAGAAACAACCTAAGGAGGTTTTGTATTATGGATAATCTAATACTATCAGATGCATCTGAAAGAAGTGCCATAATAACCATAGGTGGAACTGAGTATAAGATGCTTCTTACAACAAAGGCTACGAAAGAAATCGCAAAACGATATGGAGGACTTTCTAATTTAGGCGAAAAGCTAATGAAATCAGAGAACTTTGAAATGGCTCTTGATGAGGTGATATGGCTGATTACCTTACTTGCCAATCAGTCAGTACTGATACACAACCTGCAAAATCCTAATGAAAAGCGAGAGTTACTTACTGAAGAAACTGTTGAACTGTTAACTTCTCCTTTTGATCTTGCAGAATACAAAAATGCCATTATGGATGCCATGTATAAGGGGACAAAACGCCATATAGAGAGTGAGAATGAACAATCAAAAAACGTGGTGGTCGGGTAAGTGACGAGGAGTTGTTTGCCCGACTAATTTTTTACGGAACAACACTCCTAGGGCGTTCAGAGACAGAGGTTTGGCTTATGCCTCTTGGACATCTACTGGATCAGTGGGAGATTTATAAACAATTCAATGGTTTAGCTAAAGCAAAAAGAATCTATTATATTGATGAGGTTATTCCACAAGGGATTTAGTTATATCAATAGATATGTTACAATATCTGTAAAATGTGAATAACTAGGAGTGAGATGATGAGGGGGTATCACGATTACACTATCAAATTAATTGATGAGTTCAATCTAACGAATTATGTTAGAGTTAAGGACTATTTAGAATCGCCAAGAGAGGAAATGTTAAAGATTCCAAAAATGAGTGGAGTTTACTTTGTAATAATTCCACCTATATTCAATTTAGAAAGTTTCATTTATCCTGGAACTGGGGGATATTATAAGGGGAATGACCCTAATATACCGATTGAGGATTTGAAAGATAAGTGGGTAAAGGGTGCAGATATTCTTTATATCGGCAGAGCCGGTGGTGTTAGGGCAAATGGTAAACCTTATACAACAGATTTAAAAACTAGGATTAGAACCTTGCTTAATTTTGGAAATATGAATGACAAAGCCGCTCATTGGGGAGGGCGATACTTGTGGCAGTATGCTAACAGCCGAGAATTATTGGTTTATTGGTATGTATGCAAGGATGATGAAAATGCAGTATTATTGGAAAAAAGACTGATTAATGATTTCAAAGGGCAATACGGAAAGATCCCTTTTGCTAACATAAGTGAATAAAGTATTAATTAATGCATTTGTAAGGCACTTTGTAAAAGAAGTGTCTTTTTATTTTGCAAAAAAGTGAGGTGGTAGCATGGCGGATAATTTCGGCTTTAAAATTGGTATTGAGGGCGAAAAGGAATTTAAAAAGGCTCTCTCAGATATAAATCATTCTTTCAAAGTTCTGGGTAGTGAAATGAAACTTGTATCCTCAGAGTTTGATAAGAATGATAAAAGCATTACTGCAATTACTGCCAGGAATGAAGTCCTTAACAAGTCAATCGAAGCACAAAAAGAGAAAATATCCACCCTTGAAGCTGCCTTAAGGAATGCCTCAGAGAGTTTCGGCGAGAATGATCGTCGTACTCAGAATTGGGTAATCCAACTAAACAACGCAAAAGCAGAACTTAATGGGATGGAAAAAGAGCTGGAAGAGTCCGCCAATGAAGCAGAGGAACTAGGTGATACGCTTGATGATACAGCTAAATCTGCTGATGAAGCGGGGAGTAGATTTGAAAAGTTTGGAGCGACTCTAAAAGGTATTGGTGCAGCCATGGGTACAGTAGCTGTTGCTGCTGGTGCAGCCGCATTTAAGCTTGGTAAAGAGGTTGTTCAGCAATTCGGTGAACTGGAACAAAATATTGGTGGTTCTGAAGCGGTATTTGGAAAATATGCTTCTTCTATTCAGAAAACTGGTGAGGAAGCTTACAAAAACCTTGGTGTATCTCAAAGTGAATATCTGGCCATAGCCAATAAAATGGGTGCTCTCTTTCAAGGCTCTGGACTAGACCAACAAAAAAGCCTTGAGCTGACGGAAAAAGCAATGCAGAGGGCAGCGGATATGGCATCTGTAATGGGGATTGATATGCAGACAGCACTTGATTCTGTAGCAGGTGCAGCGAAGGGTAATTTCACGATGATGGATAATCTTGGTGTTGCCATGAATGCAACTAATATTGAAGCATATGCACTTGCTAAGGGACTGGATTTCACATGGGCATCTGCAACAAATGCTGAAAAGGCAGAGGTAGCTATGCAAATGTTCTTTGAAAAAACAGAGCAGTACGCGGGAAACTTTGCTAAAGAGTCAACAGAAACTATATAGGGATCAATTGGACTTATGCAAGCAGCTCTTGGCTCATTCATAGCAGGCCTGGGAAATGCTAATGCCGATATGACCAACTTGACACAGAATCTAGTTGATGCTTTTCAGGCAGTGGTTAAGAATATTGTACCAGTCTTAGAAAATATCGTAACTGCACTACCAACTGCAACTGGAGCAATTCTTTCAGCAATTGGTGATCTGCTACCCATGCTACTTAGCACTGTAACTGAATTATTTAGCCAGGTGCTGGAAACAATCCTTAGCCTGTTGCCAGAGCTTATTCCAGCAGTTGTTGATGCTATTATGACGATTGTTGAAACTTTAATCAACAACCTGCCGCTTTTAATCGATGCAGCAGTTCAATTGGTTACTGCGCTTGTGGAAGGAATAGGTATAGCCTTGCCAGAGTTGATTCCTGCAGCAGTAGCAGCGGTTATTACAATAGTACAGAGTCTTATTGATAATATGGATAAGGTCCTTGAGGCCGCCTTTGCTATTATCAAAGGCCTAGCAGAAGGCTTACTTAATGCTCTTCCTCAGCTTATTGAGGCATTACCTCAGATAATCTCGACCATTATTAACTTCATTACAAATAATTTACCAGCTATTATCGATATGGGAATTAAAATAACAGTTCAACTTGCCTTTGGACTGATTAAAGCATTACCACAACTTGTAGCAGCAATACCACAAATTGTAGCGGCTATTGTAACAGGTCTTGGAAAAGCAGTTGCTTCTGTGTTTGAAATTGGAAAGAATATTGTGTCGGGTCTTTGGGAAGGTATCAAGTCTATGGGTAGCTGGATCAGAGATAAAGTAAATGGATTCTTCTCAGGTATTGTAGATGGTGCAAAAAGCCTACTTGGAATTCGCTCTCCATCTCTTGTGTTTGCAGGAATTGGTGAAAACATGGGACTTGGTATTGGAGTTGGATTTGAAAGTGTAATGGGTAAAGTGGCACATGACATGCAGTCATCGATTCCTACTGATTTTAATATGGACACAAATCTCAACATGAAAGGCAATACCAGTGGATTAGGAACTGAGACAAAATCGATTATTGAGCATACCGGAATTATTGAAGTTAGAGGAGTGAACAACAATAAAGAACTAACTGGCGTTGTGGAAATTATAATGGACCAATTTAGAAGGGAGGCAAGGATCTAATGATAAAACTTGAAACTACAAATGGTGAAGTATTATCTAAGATATTAAAAGAAGTCTCCCCTATGAAATATAGGACCAATAAGCAAGTAAACCGTCTTCTGGATGGGACATATCATGTTCAAATTATCGGCAGTCCTTTAAGAAGTATGGATGGAATTATTATTTCTTCATATAACCAGGTTGAAAAATTGAATGAGCTCATAGATCGGGGAACTCCCATGGTTTTATTATTTGAGGACAAGAAATATCTGGTCTATATTGATGAACCTGTTGACTGGAA